AATCCGCCCGCGCCATACTTTTGCATCGCCACTTCAGCCAAATACTGCCCGTTGCCGCGCGCATCCATCGCCCCCGCTCTAAAGCGCGGCAGCCGGTCAGCGAGATAGAACAGAATTTGCTTTTGCTGCTCGAACGGCACATTGCGCAGCTCAACGATAAACGGCGTGACTAAATCCAGCGTGCGCGACTGCGCCAATACCCAAGTACAAGACAAATCGCCATTGCGTGCAAAATCCTCCCCAAAGAAATGGTCCAGATTCGGGTCGAGCTTTTCCAGTACTGGACGTAAAAATTGCTCGCACCAATCGCGGGTTTCCGCCTCGCGGATATGGCTGGGTAGCAAAGTAAACGCATCGGTTTGGGTGAGGCGTATCACCGGAATATCAGGCTTCATGCACGCCTCAATCATCATCCGCGTCAGATAACGACCACTGCCCGCACTGGGGATGACATCCAGCTCTTCGGCGGCATTTTCACCATACTGCGCGTAGATTTTGCTGCGCCATGCCGCGCGGGTTAGCTCTTTAAGACGCTCGCCTTGAATCAACGCCACCCGCTCGTACAGACCATCATTCAAGGCATCATCAAAAGTGGTGCGGTGCAGCGAATAGGGCAGCTTGTTGGCACGAATATCATTGACCAGCTCATTAAAAGGATTGGCATCGCCATTGTGCGAAGACAGCAAACGCACCTTGCCGCCCCAAATCAGCATCGCCAGTGCCGCTTTCATCAAGCCTGGCAAATCATCGTGAAACGCCGCCTCATCTATCGTCACCTTACCTTGCTTACCGCGTATCGAACGCGGGCGGCTGGACAGCGCGAGAATTTTTTTACCGCTGGCAAAGTCGATACGAAAGGCTTTAATCGCTTGCCCCTCATCCTCATACACGCACTCATCCATGCCGCTCGCCGCCGAATTAAACGCCTTTGCCCACATCGCACAATCGTCGATATATTCGCGTGTCATATCCTCCGAATAGCCGATGTATAAGGCATCCATCGCGTTATCGGCAGCGGCGGCAGTCAAGACCGCATCGCAGGCATCACACCAAGACGCACCAATGCGGCGGGATTTTTCCCAAACGGCGACATCCGCCTGATCGGAAATCCAGTTCTGTTGATACGGCAATAATACAAAAGGCGCGTCAATTGGCGCGCCCATAAGATTCGCGCTGAGGCTCATGCCGCAATCCCCAAAATACTGGTGCGTATTGCTGCCATCGCATCAGCAGACAAGCCGCCCTTACGCGCCAACGCCTCCACCTCGTCGGCAACTTTTGCCGATTTTGTTTTCACCTCAGCTTGATACTTTTTATTCCCAATCGAGGCTCGGCTTAATTCCGCCACACTGCGCGCCGCACTGGCAAGCAGCTTCAAGCGTTCGCCAGGGTCATCCGTAGCACTCACTTCCTGCAACTGCACCAGCAAATCGAACACCTCGGTTTGCACTAAACTAATGACCGCCGCCGAGCGCAAATCCGCATCATCGGGTGCTGCATCGGCAATCGCTGCCGCCGCCTGCGTACTGGCCTTAATCGCCGCCAACTTGCGCTCCATCACCTGGCTATAACGACCCACCGCACTCTTGCTGATGTCATAGCCACGGCTTTTAAGCTGCGCGGATAACCAATCCAGCTCACCAAAATTATTAGCGACCAGCTCGCTATCAAACCAACGGCGCACCGCATCGGGCAACTTGCCAATTTTTGAACGTGGCGGCATGATTTTCACCAGTATTTCGCAGGGCGTGCGATACCTGCATCGCACGGCACGGTGTACTCAACCACATCCACCCCATCGCGCGTCAGCTCCGCCAGCCAAGTAGGCGACGTGCCGCGCCCAATCACATGCACCAAGCCACGCTCTTCCAGATACGCCAGCTCGCGGCGCACCTGATTCGGCGTAATCGGCAAGGCAATATCGTGCAAGCAGCGGAACAAAATCGTATCCGCCACAGGCTGCGGACGACCCGCATCCAGCGCACGCAAAATGCGCCAACGGCTCTCTTCGCGCTGCACTTTTTCCAAATCAATTTCGTGCATACAATTTCTCCTTAACCTCGTTGACCATCTTATGAATCGCATCTATTTTGTTGTCGATCGACACCGACAAGCGTATCCAATCCTCGCGCGCGATATATTCCTTGGGCAGCTCAATGCGTAATGCTGTCACATCAGCGGCGGTGCGCTTCGCCAGCAAGTCCAGCTCATTAAAACGCGCATCCCAATGAAACTGCGTCACCTTGCGCGCCTCACCCTGTGCCGTAAACTGCTCCGCAATACGCTTCTCAAACTGATTCACCAACACCAGCCCAAACGCCCACACCACCCCGAAGAAGGCAAACAACACGCCCACCAACCAAACAAACTCCACTTCAATTTTCATAACAAACCCTTATTTTTGCGTGCGCGTTCCAGCCGTTCAAAATCATCCCGACAATCGCCATCGCAATAGCGCAGCCCCACGCCGACAATCTCATCGCAATTAAAGCAAAAGCCACACGGCTGCTGCACCATGGCGGCGCGCACTGCCTGCTTACGCAACACCTCAGCCAGCTCACGCTCCACCTCATCCGCTGCGCGGTCGCAAATATCAGTCATGGCGCACTGCCTTCGACGGGGTTGAACACGCTGCCAGCTTCGCTAACTGATCGCGACACTGCGCCGCCAGCTCCATCGCCTCGATATGGTTGTCCAGCAAATCCGCCAACATCCCCGACCGCGCGGGCGGCGGCACTGGGCACGCCACTGTTAGGCTGGCTGGGCAAGGGCGCGGCGACACCGCTATTGGCAGCGTTCCAGAGGCGCAGCCCGTCAGCATCAAGCCCACAGCTAGACACAACACCCCCATTTGAATCAACTTGAATCGTATTGCTGCGCGCATCGGCCTGCTCCCGTATCGTTGTGTAAATCGTGCGGATCTGCTCGCGTGACTGCTCGCGGGCTGCCCCAATCGCCTCGCGGCGCGTATCTTCTTGAGCTGCTTTTGCCACCTGTATCGCTTGCACAGCAGCCGCTCGCGCCAAACCCGCCTCACGCTCATGTTTCGTCCCTAAAAAATAACCTGTGCCAAACACCCACAGCCCATACAACACCGCCGCCAGCGCGACATAAGGATTCAGCAGTAATCTCAGCATTTGCGCCCCCGTTGTTTAGACTTATTGCGCGCCTTCAACGCCGCACGCTGTGCCGCCCGCACCCCACTTGCCCGATGCGTGCTGCGCCTTGGTGCAAAGTGGTCATGGATTTCAACCAGCGGATCAGCCTTAAAAAACGCCAGCAACGTCTTAAAAAATTTAAGCATCACGCCCTCCCATCGCCAATGAAGCCGTCGTCACCACGCGCAACATCGCATTCCCCACCGCCAACACGGTGCTGAACCACGCATACACCGAGCCTGACAAATACGGCTGCAACACCGCAAAATTTGCCTCCAAGCCCAACAGCCCCGCGATGACGGCGTTAAACCACAACGTCTTAGAGCGATACCAAGGCTTGACTGCTGTTACGGTTAACTCACCCATCGCACCCTCCTAAACCAAACCATTCAAATACGTCGTCGGCGCACCCGCCTTAAACACCGCCGTCAACACCTGACGACGCGCCTTCTTGCCGCGCGTCACCGTGCTGATATGAATCCACGTACCTTCATAAATCAGCTGATCAAACACAATGTCCGACGCAACAATCGCCTCGCATATTTGACGCGGCGTGCCAAAAGTGGGGCAGATAAAATCCGCCGCCAGCCCCTGACAATGCCCCGAAGTCACATGACTACCGAGCAGCTCATTCACCGCCACACTACGAAAGCCCGATGTCACCGTAATGGCACGGTCGTGCAACAGCACACGCACCTGCTCCAGCATCGCGGCAGTCAGTCGCAGATTATTTTGTGCCGCCTGCGAAGGGGTATTGGGCAAGCCGGCGCGCACAGCGGTTTGCGACACCGTGAGCTCTTCTAGGGTGAAATGGCGTGACAGATTCATGGCTGCTCCTTTTTAACAAAACGGGTAGGGGTATAGCGACACGGCGCAACCGCCGCCGAGTAATGTCCAGCGGGGCGATAACGGCAATGCCCATGGGTCAACATGCGCGCATCGTCATGGCGAGTCCATTGCGCGCAATTACCGCAAACGGCTTGCTGGGCTTGGTGTTCTTGGATAGTTTGGGAGATAGCTTTCATGCCCTGAACTTTACGCGGGCGCGCAAGGGCAGATAAGCGGAAGGGCTTCCGTGGCGTGGTTGTCGGCAACTTGTTGCCCTAAAACCACGGACATGCCCCCTGCGGGTATAAGGGGTTGTCGGCAACTTGTTGCCCTAAAACCACGGACATGCCCCCTGCGGGTATAAGGGGTTGTCGGCAACTTGTTGCCCTACAACCACGGACTGCCCCTCATTCAAAAACACGAGCCGTAGGCGACATGTTTTGCGGGAAGACCCCTGCGGTCTTGCGGCAGAGCGTGGTTGTCGGCAACTTGCTACTGCCAGAAATGCAAAGCCCCGCAACAGCGGGGCTTGTTAAGAGTTTGCGAAATTGCACAAACTCATAGCGAATAGGTTTAGCCCATCACGAATGGCTAGGATGCGCCTTAATCCACTCGCGCATCGCCTCATTCACCCGCGTCTGCCAACCGCGACCCGAAGCCTTTAACGCCGCCAGAATATCCGCATCAAAGCGGATCGTAGTAGGGACTTTGAGGGCTGCTTTCTTAGTACCAACAGGTCGCCCCCGTTGCCGTGCAACACTGGCCGCCGCCTGCCCTTCGTTCGCCGACACAACACGGTCGCCAATCGTCCACGTAGCACCCGTGAAGAACGCATCGGTCAGCAAGGGCGCATCGTCAGAGTCAGCCCCCGTTTCAAGGGGCATATTTACGGGTTTCACTTTCATGGGCATACCTCATCGAAATAATACGGCGAACTGCGCCGCGCAGCGTCCAAACCAATACCACCGCCCGACCTTGCAAATTGCCAATGCTAATCAGGCGCGTTTCACCATAGTTTTGTCGCGTGTCTTCACGCGTGGCGAGCACCCCTACAAACACTTCAGCCGCACGCGCAAAATCCAAACCACGGTCAGCGATATTTTTAGCGTTTTTAATCGGGTCGAAATCAATTTTCATGTGGTCATTGTATTAACAAATAATACCCTAGTCAAATTATTTGTTAATACAAATATAACGTATCGGACGTGAAGCAGCGGAACACCTTCCGCCTTAATTCGCCTTACGCAGGCGCGTAAAGTGGCGGTATGAAAACCGAAAGCATAAGCATCCATGCCACTGCCTTAAACATTGCCAGCATCAGCCACGAGCAGATACAAGCGATAGCAGATGGCTTAACCCCCTCAATCTTGCCGAGCGTGCGCCAGCACCTCCGCTTGAGCAAGCTCCAAACACAAGCGCAAATGCACCTGAAGCACAGCCTCTTCGCGCCGCTGGATAGATCGCTGCATCCAGTCGCCAACCACTTTGGCAAACTCATGCGGCGCAAGGCTCTGTGCTATTGCCAATTCAGAGGCCGATACCTGCAACTCAAAGCGCGCAGGAATGGCCTCAAAAACAACTTTCATCCGCGCAATCACCGCATCGTCTAGCGCAACATCGGCGGAACTCCTGGCCAGAATGCCGCGAATCAACTTTTCCATCTCGATCCAATCACGCGCCGCCTCGATTGGGAACTGAATAATCTATGCACTCATACCCATCCCTCGTTATCTATCACGCCGCCTTTTTCACACCGGTCATCTTTTCGGCCAATGCCGCCTCAATCTCCTTAAAGGACTGAACCCATGCCACTTGACACCTCATCGCCACCGCGTCATCCGCGCCGAGCAACGCCTGCTGCAACCGTCCTGTCGTCTCGTAAAATACCACTGCCAATGGGTGCATATCGACTAGGTAAAGTAGCGCAACGGCGTAGGCTTGCCGAGCAACGCTGGTCGGGTGTTCTAAAACAGATTCGGGCAGACATATTGGGGATTGGCAAGCCATCCATTCCACCTGGCCCCGTGCGAGCAAGACGTATCCTAGAAACGCCTCCCGCTTGCCAGCCAACACCGCCACCTGCTGATCTTGCAACGCCTGAGAACGTAGCAGACTATCTCGATCGGTTTGATGCTTGGAATGAAGCACAGCAAGCCGCAATGCCCCCCATTGCGCAACGCCCGCACCCGCCAGCGCGCTAAACGCAGTGAGCGCACCAATCAAAATTCCGTTATCCATTTAGTTTCATCCTTTCAAACTCACGCCGCCTTTTTCTTCAATTTGCGCCCCAATTGCGCTGCCAGAGAGGCAGTACCCTCGATGATCTTTTTACCCTCGTCTGACGTGTGATCGTGGTTGTCCACTTCAGTGTCGTAGTGGTCTTTTAATGCCATCAGGGCAGGTACTTGTGTACTCAACAATATCAATACCTTGATAGGTTAAGTTTAAGTGCCACATTTCGCCGTTAACTTCTATCGTGAGCAAAAAGCTCCGCTTGAGGTAATCTAGCTCGCGCCTAAGTTCAACATGCTGCGCATTTGGATAAACCACTTGAATAATTGCCAGCAAAGCCAAGTCAGTCATTACATCTGGGCGGGCATGGTCTAGTTGTTCTAGACACAGCCAACGTATTTGCCCGCGCCGAACTGCCTCGATGTCGATAACGAGGGACGTTCTACTTCGCAGTGCGACAGCAGACTTAGGCACTGCGCTTCCTTGGCGATTGCGCTGCCATAGAGGCAGTTCCTTCGATCACCCGCTTGCCTTCCTCAGGGGTATGGTCGTAGTTATCTAGCAACGCGCGCTGGCGCGGCGTAAGGCTAGGTGCGGCAGGCGCGCTGCGGACACCCGTAAGTAGATAGCCAATATCCATGCCCATCAAAGCCAAGGCAGCAAGCAATTTAGCACTTGGTGCCATATCGCCAGCCTCATAGGCGCAGTACGAACGCTTAGGAATCCCCGTCTTTAATACCATCTCATCTTGCGTTAGCGGTATTTGCTCACGCGCTTCTTTTAGACGCTCTGAAAATAATTGCAGAATCATGCAATTCACCTCTTGACTTGTTGCAGAATCCTGCAATAATGCCACACATACAAACGAGCTTTAGACGTTTGCCAACTTAACCAACCAAAAAAAGGACAGCTATGAAAACCACCTCAATCTCTTTACCTGACCAAACCATCCTGCTCCTAGCCGCACTTGCCCAAGCGTCGCTGCGCGCCAACGGCAAGATCACCCTGCCGCGCTGCATCGCTGTTGAGCTGGTGTGCGCGTTGCCCAGCGCGCCAACTAAGCTCATCACCGAAGCCGACTTAACCGAGCTGGAGCGGCTGGAGCTGCGCTGCCAGCAAGCGGAAGGTAAGCCCAGCACCCCTGCTGACGTGCAAGGCGTGCCGGTATCCCCAATGTTAGAGACGGCCTACCGCTACAGTTTGCGCCGCCGTGCTGAACGTCAGGCTAGCGGCGCAGCTCAACCTTCTTCAGGTTCTCAATCCACGCATCCGCAAACGCAAACACCTCTCCACATCTTGCAGAGCTTGTGCGCCTAGCTGAGTGCCTATCACAGCTTTGCGGCAATCTGCTTGCAGCTCACCCTTGTGCAGCAGCCCGCGATTGTCCAAATGCGCAATCAGCACCGTCAGCATATGGCGATACCCCTCAAGGCGGTTCTCCAGCAGCGTCGGGTACTCGGTCTTAATTGTCTTTTGATTCATATACCCCTCACTCTTTAGAAAGTCATAGTTTGCCATGAAAACACAACCCAAACATCACGTCGTGCGCCTCGACGGCATTCAGTGGGCAGACATCGCCCGCGTGCGTGCCGAAATGCTCGCCGCAGGCATTAGCCAATCCGAGTGGGGGCGCGAAAACGGCTTTACGCGCCAGCAAGTGGCCGATGTGCTCACCGGTCGCCGTCTGTGCTTACGCGGCGCAGGTCACGCGATTGCCGTCGCCCTTGGTCTCAAGGTGGGGCGCATCGTCAAGGCGCGCAACTTCAAGCCTGCGCATAAGCATCAAGGAGCTGCGGCATGAATACCCCCTCACCTCAATCCTCCATCATGACAACAAATCCTCTTGCACTACCACCCGCCTGCGTTTTGGATTGTTTTGGTAGAGACGTTTCCATTCCGCTGATTGGCGATTATTTCTCGCGGAATCAATTGAATCAGATAGATGCAGTAGCGTCTTTAACATCTCCGCCTGGTAGGGCTGAGTCCCCTTGTCCTGTTGTGCCGCATGCCTAATGGAGCTCGTGAATATGCGCCCATCTATTACACCGCTGATTTCAAGCTCTGCCACGATTGAGGTTGCCAGTCGCGCAATCGCCTCGATGCGCCCTGCGATCTCATTAAATTCTTGGTCGGTCATATCGCTCTCCATTGCGCACTTTACTTGCTGCGCATTTTACCCACTAAAAAGCCTTTTAACCTGTTCCAACAGCGTATTTGTTCGGAGCAGTGTTTTGGGAGGGCTTTCCAATGAGTAAGCGCAATTGGAAACGCGTGCAACCCGAATTTGAATTTAAAGAGGAATGAATATGACACGCAAAACCGACTACACCAACAGCAGCCAGCAACGCATCTTGAAAGTGGTGCTGGCGATGTTCGGTCACGAAATTGACGGTCTCGCACCCGGTGCGCTGGCCAAGCTGGCAGGCATCACCCCCGGCGAAGCCACCCGCGACCTAGACAACCTGATGCAAGCAGGCTTTGTCGAGCCGCTACCACAAGGCAATGCCTACCGCATCACCCCGATGGTGGGGCAAAAGGCGATGGCGATTTTGCACACCTTAAGCCGCGCCGCCCAGCGCGTGGATGAAATTCAACAACGCTACACCCGCAACTAATAGGAGAACGACATGAGCAGTTTAGTTAAACCAGAATACTTAGAACCCGCCATGCAAGAAGGTGGGCTGTGGGCTGAAGCAGGCTTCGCGCCTGACGGCGCAGGCGCGCTGGCGATGGACTTGCTTGCCCTGTTGTCAGGCTTGACGCTAGGGCAAACCAAAGCCGTGTTGAAAAGAGCCGAGGAGATGCTGGAAGCAGTCGTCGTGCTCGATGCCAACGCCGCCGACTTTAAGTTAGCCGCGCAAGGATACCGCTGCGCGACTTCTCAACCATCTTGATCGCTTCGTCGATGCAATCGCTGGTGGTGTTGCGCTGCGCTTTAAGTGCGGTTGCTAGCTGCAACACCTCGGTAACCAGCAGGCTTTCAAGCAAGGTTTTGTTTAAGTTTTCCATGGGGATTCTCCAAAAAATTAAAAAGGCTGCGTTTTCCAGACGCGCATTCATTTTAACCGCTGGCAGTAATCCCCACCCCTTCAACGTAAGTCGGGCTTTAACCCGACCAGGAGCATAACCATGGCACGCAAGCCCAATACTCTCCCCGATATTTCTGATGCAGTTGTCAGTCACGATCAAATCGCCGCCGACCACGCCAAGCTCAACGAGCTGGCAGCGATGAACCGCTTAGC